AAAACGATGCTGCAGCGCTTCGCGAATTCGTGCGGACTCTCCCGCATGGCTCTTTTTTGCGCCACCATATCGCGGGTGATTGTGGGCGGGAATTGGGGGCCCCTTGATATTCGTAATAATTGTGATTTTTTGGGCGCTTTGGTGGCTTATTGATCAATTTGAAAAATAAATGTAAATAAAACGTGCAAAGTGTAAAAAGTATGTATAATTCAAGCACTGGCATAAATAGCCGGTTTTTATCAACTTAGAAAGGATAGCGTAATGGCTCACATGATCGACACAACAACAGGCACTGCAGCAATAGCTTATTCAGGCTTAGCCCCTTGGCATAAACTAGGGCAGCAATTGACAGCGGGCGCGACAATTCAAGAATGGACACAACAGGCCGGCCTTGCTTATGACGTATTAGAAAGCCCCGTATTATTTAATACACCGGCCACCAGTGCCCCTCAAGCATGGCCTGATCGCAAGGTTTTGCACCGGAGCGATACGGGCGCGCCCTTGGCTGTAGTTTCACAGGGTTATAACGTGGTGCAACCCTCTGAGGTTATGGGGTTTTTTAGTAAGTTGGTAGACCTTGGCGGGTTTACCATGGAAACCGCGGGCGCTCTCAGTTACGGCCGGAGGGTTTGGGCTCTGGCAAAAGTAAGCGAAGGGGCCGATATTGTCGAGGGCGATACAGTGCGCCCTTATGTTTTGCTTGGCACGTCATACGATGGGACAATGGCCACCATCGCAAAATTTACCAGTGTGCGCGTGGTATGCAATAACACAATCACGGCAGCAGTGAATAATAGTGAATCTCAAATCAGGGTTTTGCATTCTGAGCGTTTTAATGCGGACGATGTCCGGCTGCAGCTTGGAATTGTGGCCAACCAGTGGGAGCGCTTTCTAGTGCAATCCCGCAAATTGGCGGGCGAAAAAATGACAAGCGAAGAGGCCGATTCATTCGTGACCGAATTATTGAAGCCCTATCACACTGGCAAAATTGAAATTAAAGATAGTCGCGCATTCAAGCGAATTATTGAATTATTCAACGGGCGCGCTATTGGTTCCGATATTGTGGGCGTGGCCGGCACGCGATGGGCCGCATTAAATGCTGTCACTGAATTAGTCGATCATGAGCGCGGCCGCTCTGACAATACCCGCATTGAATCGGCTTGGTTTGGAACCGGTGCGGCATTGAAAAATAGAGCGTTAGAACTGCTATCGGCTTAACCATGGAATGGGAGGGGCGATATTATACCCCTTCCCCCTCTGAAAGGTTATGCAAAAAACGCATAAAGTGGCCGGTAAAGTAAACCCTATAAACTAGGCCCTCGGCCCCTGACGCTTGCCACTGTCAACGTGAGCCGTGGCCCTTGGGCCTTGCTCCATGGGCCGTGGCCCATGGCCCGCGCGCCGTTAGGCGCGCGGGTTTTTTCTCTGCAGCCGGTTTTGTTTTCCTGAATTTTTTCCCTGATTTGGTGGTGGCGGGGGTGGGTGGGCCCGCTAATTTTTTTTGTTTTTGTTGTTGCGGGATTGCTGGCGCGGTGTTATACTGTGGTCTCATTTAGAAAGGATAGAGAATGAGTTACTTTGAAATTGACTATTTGCGCAAACCTAGCCGGCCCCAGTTAGTTGCTGCTATTCGCAAGGGTTTGATTGCCGGCAATGATCTGCTGCACCTGACTTGGGGAGAGAATCGAATCGAGGTCCGCGTTACCCAGTACGGGGTTATTGGTTCGGGATGGATAGGCCGCAATGGCGGGAATGATCTTGTTAAAGCACTAAACCCCACCCGCGTACCACTGGACCGAGGAGGCATGATATTTATTAATAAATAGCAGTAACTAACGTAAAACAGTGCTATAATTCAACTGTCTAATCGGCCGATTAGATACAACCCTAGAAAGAAGAGAGAACGCAATGACAAACCCAGTCACCCCTTTCCGTAATAACCTGTTTGGTTCACGTCCCACAATCCAAGAAGCTTTGGATTATGCGGAGATCATGATCAATAACTTGAGCGCCCCTGATCAAGTGGCAATCCGGACGGCCTTTGGTGTTTTGATAAACACCATCGACAACAAGGTGACCAACACTCCCGAAAGAATTGCAGTAGTTCAACTGATCAGTTCCATTATTAATGAGCAATTAAATGTCACGATGAATGACGTGGATGAACAAGTCAGCAACTGGATGGACAGTCACTTGTATGACCGGCTTGACGCGCACAAGGTTGTTCGCGAAGATGCCATCGGTGACGTTGTGGATGCCCACATCCACAATCTGGATGACAAGATTGAAGATTGGATGAAGCACAACCTGCGCGACAAGGTCATGGACATTGTGGCCGACGACGACGTGGATGACCAGATCAGCAACTGGATGTCAAACAACTTTGACATTGAAGAATACAACGTGGGGGATGCAATAGAATCTTGGGCCGATAGGAACCTAGAAGACAAGATCCAAGAAACAATAAATAATTTAACTTTTAGCGTAACAGTAAGTTAAACTGGTGTATAATCCATGTACTGGATCAGCCGATCCAGTACAACTTAAACCCTAGAAAGAAGAGAGCAAATCATGACTAAAGTAATTACCATTGACAGTAACCGCTATGTGTTACCAACTGAAATGTCCAACAAGGACATTCAATCACTGGCCGGTTTCCTGATCACTCTAACCAAAGTGGATTATGAGTGGATGTATGGCCAAGAAGAAAGCTTGTATTTCGCGAACGAAGGTGCAAAGGTCAGCATAGACCAGTTTGAAATGGTCAGCAAAGAGGAAGCAAAGACCAGAGCGAACAAGGCCCGTGATGTTTATCAGGCCAAGAAAGACGCAGAAGAAAGAGCCAAGGCCGGTGACCTAGTCGGCCTACACGTCAACCAGTAAGCGCTGGTCTAGGGTGTATGTACATACACCCTAGGAATCACAAACACGAAGGCAGCCGACTGGCTGCCTTTTTTACTGGCCAGTACTCTACCCTACTGGGTAGAGTATCACAGGGCCCATGGGCCCTGTAGCCTTACCATGCCATGCTTACGCGCCGCTTACACTTTCCCTTTTTTATTATTCTTCCCTCATGGTGGTGGCGGGGGTGGGTGGGCCCGCGTGTACCTCTTGTCTACGTATAGGGGTTACATCCTTTAGAGGGGGAGGGCCATAATCAGCCCAGTTAGCTCAGGCCAAACCTTCGCCCAGTTTTAGCCAAATTTAGAACCTTTTTAAACTTGGTCCCCGGAAAAGACCCCCCTTGTTGTTTTAAATGCAATCAGGGGTTATATTTATGCAAATTTCAAAACGTGGCCTATGCACTCTATAAAACCTGATGACGTCCAAGAAGAACAGCTTCGCTTGGAGTTGCGACTCAAACTCTTGGAGGCTCAGGAGCGTGCAACAACAGACTTCCTGTCCTTCTGCCAGTACGTCTGGCCCGAGATGCTCGTTGGGGAACACCACAAACGAATCGCCAAAGCTCTGGACCGTGTAATAACCGGCGAGTGCAAACGCCTGATGATCGCGATGCCTCCCCGTCACGGCAAATCCCAGCTTGGCAGTTATCTGTTCCCAGCATATCTGATGGGTAGAAACCCTGACACCAAACTCATTGTCGGCTCCCACACTGCAGAGTTAGCGCAGCGTTTTGGCCGGATGATCCGTAACCTTGTCGATGACGAGAAGTACAAGGAATTATTCCCAAAGATGGCCTTGTCAGTTGACAGTAAGGCTGCCGGCAGGTGGAACACGGCCCAAGGAGGTGAGGCCTTTTTCATTGGTAAGGGCGGTGCGATGACGGGCCGTGGTGGTAATGTTGTTGTGCTGGATGATATTTTGGACGAGCAGGATGCTGTGTCTGAAACTGCGATGGAGAACACGTGGGAGTGGTACACATCCGGTCCTCGTCAGCGTTTGCAACCGGGCGGCGCGATCATTGTGATTAATACGCGTTGGAAGACAGACGACCTCTCTGGCCGCCTCTTGAAACAACAGGGTTATCTGAAGTCTGACCAGTGGGAGATCTTGGAATTCCCTGCCATCCTGCCTAGTGGTAAACCCTTGTGGCCTGATTACTGGAGCCTTGATGAGTTAGAAAAGGTCAAGGTCTCTATTGGTTTGAAGAAGTGGAACGCCCAGTGGCAGCAGCAGCCAACGAATGATGAGGGTGCGATCTTGAAGCGTAACTGGTGGCGCAAGTGGAAGTACGATGATCCACCGGAGTGTGAGTATCTGATTCAGGTATACGACACGGCGTACTCAAAGAAAGAGACTGCTGACTTCTCTGTCATCAGCACATGGGGCGTGTTTTATCCTGATGCTGATTCTGGTGCCAATCTGATGCTGCTTAATGTGCGCAAGGGCCGTTGGGATTTTCCTGAGCTTAAGCGCATGGCTAAAGATGAATACATGTATTGGAAGCCTGATAATGTTTTGATTGAAGCAAAGGCTACCGGTACGCCGCTCCAGCAGGAACTTCGTAAGATGGGCATCCCTGTCACGATGTTCTCGCCCGGCGGTCGCAAGTCTGGTCAGGACAAGGTCAGCCGAGCCAATGCTGTTGCTCCCTTACTAGAGTCCGGCATGATCTGGTACCCTGAAGGTAAGGAGTGGGCCGAGGACCTTGTAGAGGAATGCGCGGCTTTTCCTAATGGGAACAATGACGACCAAGTGGATACTGCGGTGATGGCTTGGACGAGATTTCGTGCTGGCAACTTTATTGCGTTGGCCTCGGACGACGATACAGAAGACGAGCCTGATACAACACCGGTTGAGTATTATTGAAATGCCGCATAAAATGTCTTGAATATTTGATCAAGGACCTCGAGCCATGGCCCAACAGACGTTTGAAGAGTTAGTAGCTGCTGTAAAGCTTGCGGAGAGCCGCGGCAAACGCTACAAGGATGACGGTAAAACTCTGACCACCAGCCCCAAGGGTGCCCTTGGTGAGATGCAGGTCATGCCCAAGACTGTCCTTGACCCCGGCTTTGGTGTTGTTCCTGCTAGAGATAAATCCCCTGATGAAATTGCGCGGGTAGGTGTGGATTATTTGCAAGCCATGAAGCAAAAGTATGGCGATACGGATAAGGCTTTGATTGCGTACAACATGGGCCCCGGCGCTACAGACAAATGGTTAGCTTCTGGTGCAAAGCCCGAAGCCCTGCCGGCAGAGACAAGGACGTATGTCCAGCGCGTCAAAGGTCTTCTTGGCAAAGATGTTTCACGTGAAACAATGGCCAAAACAGAACCTACTCCTGCTGAGGAGATCATGACAAAGGCTTTGCCAGCGGGGACCACGGCCCAAGCGCCAAAAGCAACAACCATGGCGAAGATGGACATCAAATCCATGCCTGCCAGCTATCAGGCGGCGTTTGCTTTAGCGGCTTTGGCGGATGCGCAGGATGAAGAGGATGATCGGGTATACAACGAGAACAAAGATACGGAAACATCTAAGTTCTTTGCCGACTACAAGCCTGTTAATCATTTGGCTTCTCTTGATTTAAGCGTTGCTCCCATAACCATGGCAGATGGTGGTGAGGTAACCGAGCGCAAAGATGAGCCATTTTTTGATGCGGCTTCGCGGACCTATGTGGATGTTTTGACGGGCCGCCGCACGCCTATTACTGAAAAAGATTTTACGGCCAAGGAACAGATGGCCATGATGGATGCGGTAAAAAAAAGTCAAGCGCGAGGTGGTAAGGGCCGTGTAGATTATGAGGATTACCCTGATACCAAGAACGCCGGTCCGGGGTACGTGGACATTAGAAATACGCTGGGTGGTTTTCAGTACAAGCAAAATCCTGATGGCTCCACCAGCATTTCAGATAAGTACGATTTCCACGGACCGCGGGTTGCGGAGTACGAGAAGATGGGCACAGGCGAAAAGTTTGTCAAGTCTGCCAAGAATGCTTTGGTGGAGTTTGTCAAAGGTGGTTTTAGCCCACGTGATTTGGCTGGGGAATTGGGCAGGGCGTATATAGGCAGTAAGGGCCCAGAAGTCAATATCCGTATTCCTGTCAATCGTGCAGACGGAAGTCCTGAAGAGGGTGAGCGCCTGACCCCGCAGCAGATTGAACGGTTGGCAATGGAGAGCAACACCCCTGCTTTTATTGCACAGAAGTCGGGTATTGGTCGCAAAGCGGGCAATATATCCAGTGCTTTAAACAGCGGAACGGCATACCCAGCCATGGCTGCTGGTGCATCGGACGTGCCTTACGATCTTGCTGGCTTGCCGGTTGATTTAACAACTATGGCAATGCGTCCTTTTGGATACAGTAATCAGAAACCTTTTTTGGGTAGCGAGTATTTAAAAGAAAAAGCTACGGATGTGGGCATTCGCAGGCCAACGCCTGAAGACCCAACGCTCAAGGGTTTTCATACCTTTGGTGAATTAGCTGCTGGTTTAGCTTCACCGGGTAAAGTGATTGAAGGTGCGCAAGCTTTGAAGGGCGCAGCAGCAGATGCATTGGCCGGTTTTAAAGCAGGGTACAAATCCGAGAGGCCCGGAATGACGGGTCAGCGCGTAGATGCTCCCGTACAAGATGACCAAGCCATAACCAATGCCATCTTTGACAATCTTGCAGGCGTTAATCAACAACAAATTGCAGCGGACGTAGCTGCGGGCAGATTGCCACAATCTGTTGCTCCAAGACCTGAGTTACTCCAAGCAGAACAAAACATTGCTAGATTGCCAGCGGATGCGCAAGAACAGTTACGTTTGTTTGAAGAAGCTACGGCTCGTCCGCGTCCCGTTGCAATCAGGCGTCAAGGCCCTGCACCAGAGATAGTACAACCCCCACCAACTACAGCAGTTGCAGTTACACGGCCTGCAGCGCAGTTGCCCCCACCCCCACCTTTTGTTGCACCACCTGTGCAAGTTAGTGCAGAGTTTCCGTTTGTTGGACGCTTGGATGAGTTTGCTGCAGGGATGACTGGTCCTGCACAAAAGGAGCAGTTGATCAATCAGGTCAAGGGCAAGTTCCGTGAGCATGATGTTGCGCGCCTTGAAGAAGCGTTGGCTGGATTGGGACCTAAGGACAAAGTAACGCCTGCCATGCTCCAAGAATCATTGGCCAATACGTATTCACCAAGTCGTTTCCGTTCTGTTGATGTTCCTGCGGGAAACGGCGGAATGTACAACGTGCATGACAATATTTTTCAAGCAAACAAACCTATTGCTGGGTCAATGAACTTGTATTTGAAAGAGACACCTGAGACAGCAGCACTTTATGGTAATTATCTTGCAGCTAAAAAAGCGGCAGAAAAAGTTTTGTATGGACGCAAGCCTGAAGATATTACCGTTGCTGTTGAATCTTTAAAGAACAACCCGCTTACAGCCAAGGTTCCTGAAATAAATACTTTAATAGACAGAATGGAAGCTGCGTTGCCGGCGTACACAAAGTTTGGAAAAATGCAAGATGAAGTAAATCATGCCGAAAACATGATTATGTATCCAGTGCTTTACAGTGAAAATGGATTTAATTTCCATAGGGAAATTGACCGTCGTACTGCACCCTTCTTGGAGGGGATGACTATGGCGGAACGAAATAACGCAATGTGGCCGATAAGAAAACAACAAGAAACACAGTTGACAGAAGAGTTGATGCGAAAAGGTTCTGACAAATTGGTTGCACTGGGTGGAGACCCAATTGATGTACCGGCCTTTATGCAGCGAAACGCAAACCATCCCAGCCCAAATCTAGCGGGTGGAAGCGATCAGGCATTAATCACCGAACTAAAAGATATCACAGCGCCTATTAAAGACGGCATTAATGCGGCGATGCGCAAGGTCAGGGAAAATATTCACACATCATATGACAAGGTGTATGAGGAATTGCGGCCGTATACCGGCTACAAAGGTCAACATGAAAGCGTGACCAACAAAGAAATTAATCCAATTGGATTCTCTCGCTACACAGAACATGCAGTGGACATGAATGGCAAACAACTGAATGGCCGTCACGTGCATGAGTTGCAGTCTGACCTTGCGCAAGATGTCAAACAACTTGGTCCTAAAAATAAATCTTTGGAAAAAGATCGTGAAGAATTAGCGACGTTGAAGAGCAAACTTGCAGGGATTGATGAGCTTGATCCTACCCAAAAGATAGAAAAAGCAAAGCTTGATAACCGGATAGATACACTAGAAAGACGAATCACGGTGACTTCTCCGGGCAAATACTTTTTAGAGCAGCCGTTTGCGGGCTTTGAGACAAGCCCTTCTGTAGAAATGCAGTTGTTGATGAAAAACGCAATTCAGGCCACAATGCGTGCAGGCCAAGACTTTGTAACCTTCCCCGGTAAGGAGTCCGCCAGACCAGCGTTGTATGAGAAAGTTTTGCCAAACTTAAAGCAGGCCGTAAAAGATTTAGGTGGCGAAAAAGCTGGATTTGACATCAAACCCATTACACTGCCAAATCCCGGTGGAACAGAGCCAACAGTCTGGGGCGTGGTTTGGTCACCTGAGACTGCAACCAAAACCTTGGAAAAGGGCATTCCGTTCAAAAAGGGTGGAATGGTTGAGCGCAAAAACGACGATAACCGCAGATATCTGTAAGGACACAACATGCCAATAGAAAAGAACATGACAATTGACGACTTGCCTGAGGGCGATGTCGCCATTGAGATGGACGATGAGCCGGCGTCAAATATTGATATTGAGTATGACTTAGATACTGGTGCGGCGCTCGTAAACATTGGCGAAGAAGAAGACGATGTTGCCTATGACAGCAACTTGGCCGAGGTCATTGAGCCTGATGTCTTGCAGCTTATCTCTTCTGACTTGATGTCTTTGTTTGATGCTGACAAGTCTTCACGCAAGGAGTGGGAAGAGCAGTACAGCAAGGGCATGAAAATGCTGGGCTTCACCTTTGAAGAGCGCACCAAGCCGTTCAAGGGCGCGTGCGGCGTGCAGCACCCACTTTTGACAGAGAGTATTGTGCAGTTCCAGTCACAGGCGCTCAAGGAATTGATGCCGGCCGGCGGTCCTGTGCGCACGCAAGTGTTGGGCAAAGAGACACGCGAAAAGGTCATGCAGGCAAACCGTGTCAAGGACTTCATGAACTACCAAATCACCACGGTGATGGAAGAGTACACGCCTGACTTTGACCAATTGCTGTTCTATGTTGGCTTTGGCGGTTCTGCATTTAAGAAGGTCTACTTTGATGAGACCAAGGGCCGCATGGTAAGTGCTTTGGTGCTGCCTGATAATCTGTATATACCGTATACGGGTTCATCGGTGATGAGCGAATGCCAGCGGATCACGCACCGCGTTCCGATGTCCACCAACGATTACCGCAAAGCAGTGATTCGTGGTCAGTACTTGGATACAGCGCAGATGACGACTGCGGCAGAGACTGGCCAAAGCATCATCAAGAAGGAAGTGGACCGCACAACAGGTGTTGATCCTACTGGCGTAGAGGAAGAGATCTGTTTGCTGGAGTTCTTGGTTGATCTGGACATCCGCGGCTTTGAGCACAAGGATGAAGACGGCGAAGAGACAGGTATCAAGCTGCCTTACATCGTCACCATTGACGAAATCTCTCAATCTGTTGTAGGTGTGCGCCGCAACTGGAAAGAGGCTGATCCTTTGTTTGCCCGCAAGCAGTACTATGTGCATTATTTGCTGGTCCAAGGCCCCGGAGCGTATGGCTTGGGCTTCTTGCATTTGGTTGGTGGTTTGACAAAGACGGCTACTTCTGCACTGCAGCAATTGGTGGACGCTGGAACGCTGGCTAACTTGCCTGCAGGCTTTAAAGCCAAGGGTGCGCGCATTGCAAACGACGATACACCGTTGCAGCCCGGTGAGTTCAGGGACATGGATGCTGGTGGCGCGGAGTTGTCTGCATCGTTGCTGCCTTTGCCGTACAAAGAGCCAAGCCAGACCTTGTTTGCTTTGCTTGGTTTCTGCGTAGATGCTGGTCGCCGTTTGGCAAGCATCACCGACATGCAGGTGGGCGATAGCAACCAGAATGCTGCTGTTGGAACGACGATTGCATTGCTTGAAAAAGGCAGTTCGGTCATGTCGGCAATTCACAAGCGTTTGCACTACAGCCAGCGCATGGAATTTCAGTTGTTGGCCAAGGGTTTTGCAGAGTATTTGCCACCTGAGTATCCATACGATGTGCCCGGTGAGAGCCGCAAGATCAAGGCAAGAGACTTTGATGACCGCATTGATGTCTTGCCTGTCTCTGACCCTAATATCTTCTCTGTTGCCCAGCGTATCACGATGGCGCAGACACAGTTGCAACTGGCGCAGAGCGCACCGCAGATGCACAACATGTATGAGGCATATCGCCGCATGTATGAAGCCATTGGTGTGCGGGATATTGACCAAATTCTCAATTCACAAAACGTGGACAAGCCAAAGGACCCTGCAAGCGAGAATGCACAGGCGCTTGATGGCTCACCACTGAAGGCTTTTGCGGGTCAGCAGCACGATGCGCACATCATGACGCACATTTTGTTTGGTTTGAACCCAATGATGCAGGGTATGCCCAACGTTGCGGTCAATGTGCAGAAACACATCTTTGAGCACATTCGTTTGAAGGCCGAGGAAGAGGTGGAAGCCGAGTTGTTCCAGCAGTATGGTACTGATCCTGATAGTTTGATCTCTGCTTTGCAGCGTGAAGCGATGGTTGCAATGAAAGTTGCGCAGGGTTATCAGGAAGTCAAGCAGTTGCAGACCCAGTTGATGGGCCCACAGACTGATCCACTGGTTGAATTGAAGAAACAAGAGCTGTCTCAAGGTGCTCAGCGCGATCAAGCTAAACTACAAGTGGATCAACAGCGCCTTGGCCTTGACCAACAGAAGGAACAAGCTGATGTTCAGTTTGATTCTGCACGTTTAGCCCTGCAACAACAGGCTGCAGCCCAGAAGAATTCGCAAGATGCAATTAGAAATGCCCAACAAGGAGCAAAAAATGCAAACCAAAGCAGCAAAAGATCTTAAAAAAGCGACCAAGGAGATGTCCGGAGCGCCAAAACGTGTAAAAACACCACAAAATGATCCACGTGTAACGTATGTTTACCGAAAAGATGCATTTAAGAAGGTAAAACTAGCGTAATAGTGTGCATAATGCACACGTAACCTTCGGACAGGGGTCTATCTGTCTGCTTCATTGGAGTTATCCATGCTTGAATTTGCAGAGAAAGTCATATTTGCCATTCGCAGGCTTGAAAACGAGACTAAAGACTTCGTTAGCAGCGGCAATGTCAAATCGATGGAGCAGTACAAACATTTGATGGGCCGGTTAGAGGGTTATGCGTTTGTTCAGGAAGCCATACAGGATGTCTTGAACAAGAACTCTGATCTTTAAAGGACCAAAAGATGGAAATGACTGCGTTAGAGAAGCGATGGGCTGAGGAAGCGGTTGAAAAAGCCGCCGCAGAAGCCGCCGCTGCAGAGGCTGCCGCCGTAGAACAAGCGGAAGAAGAGCAGCGGGTTGAAAACATCAAAGAACACCTTCCACAGCCTACCGGTTGGCGGATTGTTGTGTTGCCCTACAGAGGCGCTAAGAAAACCAAAGGCGGCATTGAACTAGCCGAAGAAACTTTGGAACGACAGCAACTTACTACCACTTGCGCATACGTTTTGGCCGTTGGCCCACTTGCTTACAAAGACACCGACAAGTTTCCGGACGGTCCTTGGTGTAAAGAAGGCGATTGGATCATTTTTGGCCGTTACGCGGGCGCACGAATGGGCATTAATGGTGGAGAAATCCGCATTCTCAATGACGATGAAATTCTGGCTCGTATTAGCGACCCAGAAGACATCCTGCACATGTAAGGAAGCATATGACACAAGTAATGAATGATTCGCAGCTTGAGTTTGACCTTGGAGAAGGTGAAAAAGCCACAGATGTGAGCTTTGACCGTCCTGAGGGAGACGAGAGCCCTGCAATGCCTGAGCCAGAGGCTAAGATTTTCCAAAAACCTGAAGCAGAAGCTGCTCCTAGGAATGAATTGGATGAAATCAGTGAAGGTGTGCAAAAGCGCATCTCCAAACTTACTGCGCGCATGCGCGAGGCAGAGCGCCGTGAGCAGGCAGCCCTTGAATATGCTAAGGGACTGCAGAACCAGACACAAACCTTGCAGCAAAAGCTTGTGCAGACGGACTACAGCCGTTTGAACGAAGCAAAGACAAGGCTTGAGACACAGCAAACGCAATTACGCCAAATCATTGCCAAAGCTCGTGAAGAAAACGACATCAACACTGAGTTAGAAGCGCAAGAGCGTTTATCTGAGTTGGGCGGTGAGCAGCGTCAAGTAGCTGGTTGGTTGCAGACACAACAAGAGGCCGTAGAGCAGCAACGCAATGCGCCGATGCAACAAGCGCCTGCTCAGCAAGCACCTCGTGCACAGCCTAACCCTCAAGCAGAGGATTGGGCAGAGAAGAATCCTTGGTTTGGCCAAGATCGCGTGATGACTTATGCTGCTTGGGGCATACACCAGACACTTATTGAACAAGAAGGTGTTGACCCCAATTCAGAGGAGTACTATACTGAACTTGACAAACGTGTTCGTGATACATTCCCGACCAAGTTTAAAGAAGAAACCAGACAACAGCGTTCCGCGCCTGCTGTTGCCCCTGCCGCCCGTAGTTCGGGAATTAATAGTGCGCGCCGTACTGTCCGGCTTTCGCCGAGTCAGGTTGCTATAGCAAAAAAACTGGGCGTTCCTCTTGAAGAGTATGCCAAGTATGTTAAGGAGTGAAACAATGACTAAAGTTACTATCGACAAAGCCCCCCGCGCAACACGCGATACGGAAAAACGTCGCCGTCCTTGGACCCCTCCCTCACGTCTTGACGCGCCTCCTGCCCCCGAAGGGTTTAAGCATCGTTGGATCCGTGCCGAAGTAAACGGGCAAATAGACAAAGCAAACGTCTATAGTCGTCTTCGTGAGGGCTATGAACTAGTCCGTCTTGAAGAACTGCCCGAAGAATACCAAGGCATGATGCCTACCGTTGATGACGGTAAGCATGCTGGAGTAGTTTCTGTTGGTGGACTTTTGCTTGCAAGAGTTCCTGATGAGA